CTTTGACAGGTGCCATTAGTTTCATAAAACCATCTTCAGTACGTAAAGCAGACATAAGCTGCTGGTCACTCATACCGTCGATGCCTTCTAAAATTTGAGGGTAAAACTCAGGGTACCAGCTAAAAGCATTACCAAATCTTATGAGCCTTTTTAAGGTATCTTTACTACCACCTTGTGATACGATATTATCAATTTGATTGACGATACGTTGTCTAGTAAGAGTGTAGGCAGCTTTTTCTGTCTGATTCATTAAGCAATATGCTCCAATAAAACTTTTTCACGGAGCCGGTTGACTCCAAATTTATCCCTCATCCAGTCTAGGACGGGGGCACTTCCTTTTTCCTGATTACAACGGGTACAGGCGCATACAACATTCGTTGCGACATCCTCTCCACCACGAGAGCGAGGATGAACATGATCGATAGATAGGTCACTAAGGTCATAAGTTTTTCCGCAGTAAATGCAAGTATGGTCAAAATGTTCCTTAATAGAGCGCCTCCACAGGCGCTTGGCTTCTGGTGAGGTCATAGCTATTAAGTTAAAAAGATAGTCGTCAGGTGTAGGAAGTAAGGGAGTCATGCGCGGCCTTTGCGTGCTCGGTTTTTAGATGCTTTTTCAAGAAATGTTTTACCATTCTTTTTGTGTGATACATCTTTACCGTCGCCATTGCCATAGGTTCCGCGTCTCCGATTTTCTTTGTTTAGTGCAGACCGTTTTTTGATCTGTAGTTTAGATGCGTCGTACTTTTTTTGATACGACTTATAGTTACCGTTAGCGTATTTTGCACCGCTATGTTTAGACGTTCGAGCCATGTAACCTCCGTTGTACAAGCTCAGGGTCTACCTGGGGCATAACCGCTGCCAGTTTAGACAGTGGATTGCCGTCCATAGCAACACCACTGATGTCATTTGTTTTGAGCCAGTCGCAAGCTGCTTTAAGATCTGCTGTAGAAGCCTCACCTGATTTAATACGGGTAAGGAACTCCTTAGTAACTAGATTATGCAACTCGTTAAACTGGTCTTCTGTAGCTTTTTTCTTAGACATTACGTAGCACGATTTGGTCTAGTTTTTGTTCAATACGTACCATATGGTCTTCCATCCGACTAAGTAGTTCAGCTAACTCAGACTTCTTAACATAGTCAGAAGCCACAGTAAGTTCAATACCATCTAGTCGCCGGTCAAGCGCACTGATACGTTCATGTACGCTATTTATTCGGTTGTGCAGTCTATTGTTTAGCGCTGCTCCCCCGGCTATCGCTGCTATCGATAGGCTTACTAGAGCTTCGATCATTAGTTAAAGATACGATGGGTACAATATCGTGACATAATACTTCAACACGAGAACCAGGTCTAAAGGTAAAACCTGCTTTCATAATTTCTGTACACTTAAGTGCACGAACAAGTTCGTAATCAAGACGCATTTTTTGCTCGTGTCTACGTGCAATAGCTTTGCAAGTTTCAATCATACCACCATCTAATGGTACTGCAAAATTTAACTGTACGCCGTAGTTATTGCTACGTACATACCCAGTGTTATCAAAAGGAATAGTATCGTTGCCCATATAAAATGGGCTGAATTGCATTGTTGATCCATTACAACTATTATTGGCTGCAAAGTATTGCCGAGACGGTGCACCATTGTTTTGGAATTGCACCGCCTGATTAGTCACATTACCCGTAGCTGCTGCTACAGGATTAGATGTATTTTGTACTTTTGGGTCTTCTGCAAAGACAGGTGTTGTTATTGTGAGAAGATAGACAGCGAGGTAGTGGTAGAAGTGGATTCGATTGTTTCTGTGATGTCGATTGTTTCTACGACTCCCGCATCGCGGGTTGTTATTTCTAGTGACCATGGGTCTCCAGCGGTGGTAACTGAAAAGGTTGTACCACTACCACTGATATCTGCGCTGGGAGTTATGTTACTTCCACTCCAGCTCGAATAATCGCCTCCGAACACTTCCGTCTCAATAGTACGTTCAATGTCAACGGTGGTAGTTGTAGTGGATTGCATCGACCCCTGAGTAAACTTTGGGGTGACAGTTTGTGCTGAGACTGGTGCAGCCAACAGCAACAACAAAAGTAGCTTTTTCATTCCTTTTTTTCACGGGTAATTGAGAAAGTTGCTAAGGTGCCGCTAAGAATTGAGGCAACATAGGTAGGATCCATTTTTTCCATCCAACCTGCATAACTTGCAGTTAGGAGTCCGGCGGACCAGACGAGGACGATGAATATGATGAATCCTTCTTTTTTGTTATCTTTGTCCATGCTGTTTTAAATACAGGTTTCATGGCAGTAACCAGCCATTTAAACAAAGAAGTGGCGGTCAGGGTGGCTGCAACTGACACAACAGCAGTTGTTGCTGCTGTAGTTAGTACAATACCATCAGGTACCGGTACATCAATTTCTGTCGTAGGGATACGAACTGTAGGTACTTTTGGTACTTGAGGTATAGGAGGAGTGGGTGGTTTTGGTTGTGGTTTATCAGATTGTGTTGTTCCTTTGACTCCAGCAGGAGCCCGAAGGTCGCTAGGAGGCACCACAAGGGGCTTGTAAGAGGGCAAATCCGCTCTTGGTACCTCCAGTACCGGACGGGGTAAAACAAGGGGCTCAGGGAGCCTTAGAGACGGTAGTACCGGAGGCTCACCTAAGTCCATTATTTGTTAGGAAAAAGTCCGTTACGAATAAATTCAACAGCTTTGTCATCGACATCGTTGTCGGTAGACTCAGCCAGTTTGGTCAGCATGTCTACAATAAGCAGCTTGACCTTTTCAGATTGAAGAAAAGAAAAAAGAATGGGGCGAATAAGGGCAATCATAATCATTCAGTAGGAAGGACAGCAGTACCAGCAGTAATAGCAGCGTTAAATGGTGCAAGATCTTCTGTAGTCCAGTAGTCCTTAGCAACCATAATTTCAAGGTGCTCAACATTACGACGAACAGTGTCAACCTGCTCGTCACTACGCTCAGATAGAGCAACCAGTTCGTTAATCAGAGTGACACTATCGCCAGCAGCAGAATAGTTTTGGGCGATTTCAGAAGCAGTAAGAGTTTCAGACATAGTAAAAAATTATAAATTTAAGAAAGTAAAGGACGACCAGCGGCAACGGCAGCTTGAAGTGGTGCTAAGTCTTGATCAGTCCACCAGTCCTTTGCAAGCATTAACTCAAGATGTTCTACATCACGACGCAGTCGATTAGTTTCAACTTCAGTGCGGGTTTCTTGAGCTACTAGTGTATTGACGCTAGCAACGTTTTCAAGTGACGCAGTATAGTAAAAAGAAAGTCTTTCAGCTAACGTTAATGGTGAAGAGTCGGGTAGTGCGAGTTCAGGCATTTGCTTTAAGAGTGTCAATTTCAGCTTTAAGGTCTTTAATCGCCTGTACAAGCACAGGAATAAGCTGACCATAACGAGCTTCAAGACGGTCAGGATTAGAATCCATAACCATCTTCAGGTATTCAGCATTAGAGGCAGATTGGGCAGATTGCAAATCTTGAGCAATAAATCCAGCATCGTAACTACCGTCTTTACCGTTACCATCACGAGTGTCCCACTTAAATTTAACAGGACGAAGCGTATCAATAAAGTCAAGACCCAAAGGTAGATCTTCTACTTCAGTCTTGTCACGTCCATCAGACAAACTACTAATGGTTTGGGTATTGCAACGGAGGCTTCCTACGTTTACATTACCAAGAGTAATTTCATTATCAACAGTTGCTGAACTGGTATCAGCATGGTTACCGATGCAAGTATTGTTATCACCAGAAGTAATACTGTCACCAGCGTTAGAACCAATAAGTGTGTTTCTATCACCACCAACCATTGCATAACCAGCCATATGCCCCACGGCGGTATTATGAATACCGGATGATCCACTTGTTCCATACAAGCTGTAATTACCAACAGAAACGTTATTGGTGCCTGTCAAATTTTGACCAGAATAACTGCCGACATAAGTGCTACCGGCTTCTACTGTAGTAGAATATCCAGCTCCATAACCAACAGCAGTTACTTCATTTCCAGTTGTATTAGAAACACCAGCATAACCCAGGAAAACGTTACGTTGACCAGTTGTATTAGCAGTACCTGCTTGATAACCTATAGCTGTGTTCCAGCTGGAAGTTGTTGTATTCTCTCCGGCTTGAGTGCCGACGTACGTGTTATTAGTTCCAGTCGTTGTACCTCTTCCAGCCCTTTTACCTAGCGCAACGTTGTTACCTCCAGTCGTTGCGTTACGAAGGGCATCCGCTCCAAAAGCAGAATTGTTGCCCGCTGTGGTGCTACTTTTTAAGGCTTGATTGCCAAACGCTACGTTTTCGTCACCAGTTGTGTTGGAAGTAAGAGCTTCATAACCAACAGACGTGTTGCTATGACCATCAGTGGTTTCTTCAAGAGCTTGATAGCCAACGGCAGTGTTATAGCTAGCAGTAGTGTTTTTCTCTAATGCCTGATAACCAAAGGCAACGTTTTTCCCACCAGTGGTTGTGGAATTGCCAGATGCGTATCCGGTGAACGTGTTACCGCTTCCAGAAGTAAGTGCATTTCCGGAGCTATTTCCTATGCAAGTGTTTTGACCACCTGTGGCATTGTAACCAGCACCCGCTCCAACAAACGTGCTGTCACTACCGGTGGAATCTCGACCGGCGTCAGATCCTACAAATACACCGCTACTGCCGGTTGTAATAGATTTTCCAGCATTTGTGCCTAAAGCAGTGTTGCTATAACCAGTGGTATTTGCAGTAAGAGCGTTATAGCCGACAGCAGTGTTACCCGTCGCTGTTGTGTTGTTCTCTAGAGCCTCAAATCCAACAGCAACATTGTTCGCGCCAGTAGTATTTTCAGTAAGAGCGAGACGGCCGACAGCAGTGTTGCCTGACGCTGTTGTGTTGGCATCCAAGGCAAACGCGCCGACAGCAACGTTGTTATTGCCA